GCACAAGACGAAGTGACCGTCATTCTTGACGGCTCCGGAACCGTGGGGACGATCGCTCCCGCAGGCGGCTACTTCATCGTGCACGAGGCCGACCTCAAGGCATTGCTACAGAAGGCGCAGAAGTGAAGCGGATCAGCGACGAAGACTTGAAGACGTGGTGCATCCGCGCATACGAGGTGCTGATCAGGCAAACCGACCGACCAGGCGCGATGGCGTTCCGTCGAGTCCTGATCTCGATCAAGGCTCCGTTCTATTCCGAGAACCCGATCCTCCAACGGCTCGGCTGCACCTTCACGGAACTCTTTGACAGCCTGTCGAAGGGCGTGTGGCCCGAGCCCAAGCCGATGCTCCAGGCCGTGGTGCCCGAGCGTGTTCTCAGGAGCGGTGCGGTCGTTAACGAGACGATCGACCCGAACGACGGCGCGAATGCTTGGGAGGCCCTCAAGAAGTCGGCCAGCCTGCGCAAGCAGGCCCAGTCGAACATGATGTTCCGACGGATCGACCTTCTCGACGAGACGCCGATCGGCGTCGTGTGCTGCGGCGACATGCACGTCGGCTCTGTTGGCGTCGACTACGACCGGCTCGAGTGGGTGCTGTCGCTGATGGAGGGGCCGCTGCCGATCTACGCGATCTCGATAGGCGACATCCTTGACTCGATGATTTGGCGGACGGTTATGCACGAAGGCCGCAAGTCGCCCGTCGACTTCCCCGGCGAGGTCCGAGCGGCGGGTGAGTTCCTCGGTCGGATGTACAAGACCGGACGGCTTATCGGCGTCTGCGCCGGGAACCACGACCTGATCTCCGGCAAGTTGACGGGGCTCTCGGCACTCGACTCGATCATGGAGAAGTTCTGCGAGCACGTGCCCTATCACCCGTACGAACTCAACCTGACGGTCGGCCTCCATGGCGTCGACTACCAGTTCTGCCTTCGGCACAAGGTGATTGGGAACTCGGGTTGGAACCCGGCCCACGGCGTTGGCAAGGCGCACCGCTTCGACCATCGGGACTCGGACGTGATCGTGGCCGGGCACACGCACCGCTCGGGTATCAGCGAGACGGTGGTCAAAGGCCGCACGCGCTACGGCGTCCAAGTCGGAGCCTACAAGATTCACGAGCTCGACGACTACGCGATCGAGAACGGCTTCACCTTCGAGAACCTTCACCCGGACTACATGGTGCTGCTATGGCCGAAGCGATTCCAGATCCAAGTGGTGGCGACGAAGACAGGAGTCGAGATCCTTCGGAGCCTCGCTCCTTCCTCGAGATCCTTCAACGGTTCTCTGAGGAAGAACGCTACGTCGAATGGGAAGGCGCGAAGTGCTACCGCCTCTGCTTCGACGACGGATCGACAAGGATCATCGTCACCAAAGGGAACTGGTCGGCGGCCAAACGGCTCTCGGTCTCCGAAGACTGCGAAGTGATTCCCGAGATCGTCGAGGTCAAGACGCCGTTCTATCAGGCGTTCCGAATCGACCGTTTGGTGCACGTGACCGAGATTCTGCCGGGCGACATCCTGTCGGAACTCGACACCAAGAAGCCTACAGAATAAGGCGAATCCGTGGAATATTGGAAGAATCTGGAATCGGGCTTGACATGACATGGCAAGGCGCTAGGATTGTGGCGTCCCAAGTGGACGGAGATGTCCAATGCGCTGGCACGCACTCACAAATCCGAAGGTGATCGCGATGCGGGCTTCGATCGAAGAGATCGACGCCTACTTGAAGAAGATCGAAGGCTCGATTGCGGCCCAACTTCTTCGAGTGGTCACGATGCACGAACCCGTTCGCGTCCGGAAGGCCCGGGCAGCGATCGACCTCCTCAAGCGTCAGCACCTCAACCTGTCGGAGGCTCGGTCCATTTGGATCGACGACTTCCGTCGCACCGAATCCGGAGACCCATCATGAACTACAACGATCTGCTCGAAGTCACGATTGCACTCGGCCTGACCCTGCTCTTCGTCACCGGACTCTGTGTCGCCGGTTGGAACAAGGTCAACCAACTCCTCGCCGACATCGAGGCTCTGCGACGGAAGGTCCGCTCATGACCCTCCGTGACCATCTGACGAGCATCGGTGGTGGCGCGTACGTCGCGTCCCTCCTCAATGTCTCCGAGGCTCAGGTCTCGCGCTGGGCGCGCGGCCTACTGATTCCGGAGCGGCACCTCCCGCTCCTCTGCACGTTGCTCAAGTTGTCGCGGCGAGAGGTGATCGCCGCACAGATCGAGTTCCTTCAACAGGAGATGTCCAAGTGAAGTTGCAAGTCCTCCGCGGCCCCGTCCGCACCCCTGATCGCGTCATCGTCTACGGCCGTCCCGGCACGGGCAAGTCCACGTTCGCGTCGCAGGCTCCGTCGGCCCTGTTCATCGATGTCGAGCGCGGCTCGTCGAATCTCGACGTGGCCCGTATCCACCCGACCACGTTCCAACAGGTCCTCGACGTCGTCAACGACTGGCCGACCGAGTTCAAGACTTGCGTGATCGATACCCTCGATGCCCTCGAGAAGTTGATCTTCGCGCACGTCTGCACCGAGGCCGCCGTCGAATCCATCGAGGCGATCCCCTACGGCAAAGGCTACATGCGTGCCTCGGAGAAGTGGTCCGACTTGCTCGCCGGGCTCGACCGTCTCCGCTCGGCGAAGGGCGTCGAGGTGCTGCTGCTCGCCCACAGTGTCGTCCGTCAGGTGACGAACCCGGCCGGGACCGACTACTCCCGGTTCGAGTTGGGTGTGCACGCCAAGTCCGTCGGCCTGCTCATGGGGTGGGCGGACACGATCGCGTACGCCGACATCGAGCATTCCGTCACCAAGGACGAGAAGTTGATCTCGACGGGCCGTCACGTCCTCCGGCTCTCGCCGGGTGCGTGGGAAGCCAAGTGCCGGACGAAGGGCGCACCGTCGGTCATCGACACGTCGTACGAAGCGTACGCGAAGGTCCGCGAACTCGGGCCGAAGCCCGTCGACGCTGCGCCGGCCGACTGCGCGGCGATGTACGCCGAGGCCGTCGAACTCCTGAAGACGGCACCGACCGAGGTGGTCGCGGCCGCGAAGACCCACATCGACAACAACAAGGACAACGCGGACGCGCTCCGCAAGGCTCTCGCGCGGCTTCGCGCGATGAAGTGAGGTGAACCATGGACTGGAACCGACTCAAGAATGACACCCCTCAGGAAGGCGGCAACCGCGCCAAACTCGGCCCCGGCAAGCACGTCGTCAAGGTGGCTCGCGTGACCTCTCGCAAGAAGGATGGTCAGTTGATCACCGACAAGAACGGCAACCCCCAGTTGGCCGTGACCTTGTCGAATCACGAAGGCGAGATCTCCTACTTCGCTCCGACCCGCGGCACGCTCGTGTGGAAGCTCGAGCGGCTGATTACGGTCGTGTGCACCGACAAGGACTTCGACAACCTCTCGAAGCGGCGCGTCAGCCTCGACGACTTTATGCGCGAAGACGTGCATAACGAGTTCCTCGTCGGCCGGATGCTGCTCGCCCAGGGCAAGGTCCGCGGCGACTTCATCGACTGGTCGCTGTTCAAGGCCCCGCTACCCTCCAAGTTCAACCCGCCCGACGCAACGGATGCCCATGTCGAAGACATCCCCTTCTAAGAAGGCGGTCCCGCGAGGGAACTACACGGCGGGTGAACTGGCCCTCATGGGCGAGTGGCTCGCCGTGTCGGAGCGGCTCATGCGCATGTGCCGGGCGGTGCATGCCATGGATCCCGAGGACGGTGAGAGGCAGCGTATGGCCGCTCACCTCCGGCGGATCAAGGAGTTCGTGTCGCAACGATTCACATTGATGGAGACCTACCTTGCCACGCAAGAAGATCATGATCCCGAATCGAGAATCTACGGGCAACGAATCCCTCGAGGCGTTCGTGGAGGTGATGCACCCCCTGCTGCTCACGGCTGCCACGAAGTTGACGAAGACGACGACGTTCCCTGAGGCCCTGATGGTTCTGCACGAGGTGCAAGTCGGAATGAAGGAGGCCACGGTGTTGGCTCTCAAGAGGAGAATGATGTGACCCCAGAGATCGAGGGCTACGTAACCAATGCCGAGATCGAGGACTTCGCGAAGCGAGTCGTGCACACTGGCAAGTCCCTGAAGGATCCATACCTTGCCGTCGGCGCACTGACAGTCATGACGGGTGCACTGACAGTGGAGCACTGGCGCAGCGACAAGCGGCCACGGATCGCACTGTTCGCTCCGAATGCCAACGGCCGGAGTTGGCAAGTGTCAGGGAAGCACGAGTTCGTGCCCAACACTCAGGAGATTGCGGCTCGCACCGAACACATCGACGTATGGGTACGGGTGGTGGTGTGGGGTTGGAGGGACACGAGCAGCAAGGCACTCGCGACCGTCGGCTCGATTCACGATCTTCGTCGGCATCTTGACAGCCAGTTACCGAAGCCCAAAACTCCGAAGCCGTCCCAAGGAGTGCTCTTCGACATGTCGCTCGGCGACCCGGAGGCGTGAGATGTCATTCGACAGCAAGTTCGACCGGAAGTCTTCCATCGGTGCGTCCGAGGCCGCGGCGGTGCTCGGCGTCGATCCGTACCGAACCCCGTACGACGTGTGGCTCGAGAAGCGCGGAGTGCCCGTCGCCGATCGGAAGTCGCCGTACTCCGAAGCAGGCAACGCCCTTGAGGCCGCGGCAGCCAAGCGGCTCGCGAAGGTGACCGGCTGGGCACTCAAGGACCCGGCTCGGACCTACCGCCACCCGGCCTTCCCGTTCCTCTCGTGCACTCCGGACCGGATCATCGATTCGACCCACGGAGTGGAACTCAAGACCATCTTCTCGGACAAGTCGGCCGCGAAGTGGGGCGAGCGACCGCCCCTCCACTACGAGATCCAGTGCCGGATGTGCATGGCCATCATGGACGCCGAGCGGTGGACGATCTACGGAGTCCGAGCGACCCTCGATCCGCTCGGCCTCAAGGAGGGCTCCACCGACCACTGCCTGACCATCGATCGGGACCTGAAGATCGAGCGACTCATGCTCGCCGACCTGATCGGGTGGTGGGTGAAGCACGTCGAGGGGGGTGAGACCTGCCCGAAGGAGCGTCGGGAGCGGAACTTCGCAGGACGGCTTATAGGGCGTTGGGAGGCCGCGTCGGTGTCCGAAGCCAAGGAGGCCTTCCAAACGTCCCTTATGGCGTTCTACGCCAACGGAGGGGCCTTCTGATGCACGGCCTGTGGGTCAAAGTGTTCGGATCCATCTTCGACCACCCGAAGACGGTCGACCTCGCCGCGGCCCTCGTCGGGCTCGGCGTCGACCCCGTCGCGGCCCGTGACGTCGCCGTCGGCCAGTTCGTTCGGCTGACGTGCTGGGCGAGGGCTCACCGGACCGACGGCCGGGTCGACGTGCTGACCGCCGACGACTTCGCGCGGATCTGTCGCTTCACCGGCGACGCGGACGGCCTCCGGACCGTGTGGCTCCGCTCGGGGTTCGTCGACGACGGCGCGACCCTCCACGAGTTCGGCGGCCTCGCACGCACGCATGCACGCGCGCACGCACGCTTGGGCACGCACGCATACGCACGCACGCACGGAACAGAAGAGAGGAGAATAGAGGAGAACCCCCCCCAAGCCCCCCCCTCCGGGGGTGGAGGGGTTCGCTTCGCTCAGGTCCGCGACCTCCACCAGGAGTGGGTCAGGATCCGAGAGGACCGGAAGATGCCGTCGACGTCGTTCGAGGACCTCGACAGACGCGAACGCAAGGCACTCGAGCGTCTGTTGAAGTTGTGCAAGGGCGACAGTGAACTCGCCACTAAGGCGTTGCGACGCTTCCATGCCTTGGACGATAGGTGGTGCAGCAGCCGAGGCTACGATCTCGAGGCACTGTTGGCACGTGCTGACGTCGTCGTCGCCGACGTGATGCCGCGACAGTCAGTGGCGACTGTTGCACCGACAGTCGAACCCGTAGAACTTGCGCCTGCCGGAACCGGACAGGCCATCGTCGAACGCTTCCTGAAGAAGCGCAAGGAGAAGTCATGAGCAAGGAACTTCGTAACCCCGCGGATGTCATCAAGGATCAGATCGAAGCAGAGCAGCGGTTCTCGTACTACCACGAACCGTCGATGTACCTGACGTACTGCATGGAGGTCTTCGAGGTGCGTCGGCGTCCCGACTCCTGGTCCGTCTTCAACGTGACCAAGGGCCGTCTCCAACTGCTCGACGACGCGGCCTTCACGAAGTTCTTCAACGACTTCATGGGACAGCGGATGCTCTCGGCCTTCGAGATCGACAGGAACGACGGCATGGACTTGAAGCGCGTCCGCGACGGCGTCGAGGAGGACGGCTGATGTACCGCGGCTACCTCTACACCGACGACAAGGAACTCCTCAAGGAACTCGGCGACGTTCACGTCGTAGGCGCGATGGAACTTGAGACCCGAAGGTTTGGCGACCTCAAGTGGGGGCGATGGCCTCGCAACGCGACGTGCATCATGACCTACGGCGATGCCGAGTCCTGCCTCGAAGACTTGCGGCCGTGGCAGCGGCGGATCGTGAAGAGGTTTGAGACCAGGCCGACGTGGGCCGACGTTGCCCGGTGCACCGAGTTGACGGGCCTCGCGCAACTCAACGACCCGGAGTACTTCGCTCCGAAGGTGTCGGTGATCGTCTCAACGCATAGGGTCGCGACGTTCGAGAATGGTCACGCTCTCCGATCGCTCATGCGTCAGACCTTCACGGACTTCGAGATCGTCCTGGTGCACGACGGCGAGGAAGTCGACCACCTCGAGGAAGTGCACACGCAGATCGGTATGCCGGTGACCAACCGCATCGGCTACCTCAAGGGTACGGCCGTCGCCGCGGCTCGGGCCGAGATCATCGTCGAGCTCGACCACGACGACGAACTGATGCCGGATGCTCTCGAGTGCATCGTCGAGGTCTTCAACGGCAAGCCCGAAGTCGGATTCGTCTACTCGAAGTTCGCCGAGGTCAAGGCCGACGGCACTTGCAACGAGTACCAGTCGCCGTTGTGGAAGTACAGGAGCGTCTTCAAAGACGGCCGATGGTTCCGCGTCGCCGACCTCCACGACGTCGAGGGCAGGTACGTCGTCAACGGGGTCGACAACCCGACGATCATGCACATGGGCCTCTGCCCAAACCATGTCCGAGCGTGGCGGCGGTCGGAGTACTTCAAGATCGGCGGCTACCGCGACCTGCCGTGGTGTGACGACTACGACCTGATGCTGCGGTTCCGGTTGCGGTCGACGAAGTTGATGTATGGCATCCATCAACTTCTCTACGTGCAGTACATCGGGAACTCGACATGGGTCAAGGATCCGGCCATGCTCACGCGCGGCATGATCGCCGTGCAGGAGACGTATGCCGATGAACTCAAGGAGAAGTTGGCGGCTACCATGATCTGATGTCGGAAGCCGAGATCCAACGGTCGATCGTCGAATGGGCACGGGAGAACCCTGACAGGGTCCCGTGCCTGTTCCGTGTCAACTGCGGTGTGTTCCGCTCGATGACGGGCAACATCGTCCACGGGGCTCCGAAGGGCACGCCCGACCTGATCGGATACCTGCCGGACGGACGGATGCTCGCGGTCGAGGTGAAGACGTTCAAAGGCCGCTTCAGTCCGGAGCAGATTGAGTGGCGACGCAAGGCTCTCGACTGCAACGTCAAGGTGATCGGTGCTCGGAGCCTCGGCGAGTTCGTGGCCGCGCTAGAATGAAGGCATGAGTCGCGGAGAGTTCATACACCACGTCGACACCTTCCTCCGGCTTCTGGAGCGTGGGCGGTCGATCGCCGATGCCGCTCAGGAACTCGGGTTCCATCGGCAGACGGCCTACGATTGGCGCGACGCCAATCCGACAAACTCGACAAAGATCGACGAGGCCAAGTCGAAGTTCCGAGCGAAGTTGGTCGAGTCGCTGCTAGGGTGCATCGAGGGCGACGAACTCAAGGACCGCGAGCCGGACGGCGCGTTGGCCCTGAAGGCTCTCCAGGTGATCGGAGGCGACGACTGGCGTCCGAAGCAGGAGATCGCCCACAGCCTGAAGCCGACGATCGTCGACTACTTCAAGTCCAAGGAACATGGCACTCCTCAAGGATCCGGCAGCATTCCCGAATGAGGTGCTCGGCTATACGCCCTGGTCGAAGCAGGTCGAAGTCCTAGACGCCATCCGCAAGCACCGTCGAGTCGCCATCAAGTCCGGCCACGGAACAGGCAAGACCCGCCTTCTCGGCGGCCTCGTCAACGAGTGGATGTGCAGCCATCAGAATGCTCGCGTGGTCTGCACGGCCTCGACCAACCGACAGGTGCACACGGTTCTGTGGGCCGAGGTGCAGCGGCTCTACCGCGAGGCCAAGTTCGAGATGCCAGGCGAGCTCCTCGAGCGCGAATGGCGCATCGCTCCGTCATGGCGAGCGGATGCCGTCTCCGTCGACGACCCGACCGCGCTTCAGGGCATCCACGGCCCGGCCACGCTGATCGTCGTCGACGAGGCCGAGGGCGTCGACCATCGGATGTGGGGGGCCATCGACTCGCTCATGTCGTCGGGCGGCTCCCGGCTCGTCATGGCCTACAACCCGACGACCCCGTCAGGCTTCTGCTACGAGGCGGCTCAGCGGCCTGACCTGTTCCACACGATCACGATCTCGTGCCTCGACCACCCGAACGTCATCTCCGGCGAGGAGGTGATCCCGGGTGCCGTCACTCGTCAGTGGGTCGACGAGGTCCGGGCACGCGAAGGCGAGGGCTCGCCGGTGTGGTCGTGTCGCGTGCTCGGGGAGTTCCCGAAGACGGCGAGCAACACGATCCTGACGATCGACGACCTGGTGGCGGCCGACGTGCCGACGGGCGCGACCGACTCGCCGCGGATCGGACTCGACGTCGCCCGGTTCGGCACCGATCAATCCGTGCTGTGCGTCGTCGACGCGACCCGCACCGTCGTCGAGGTGCAGGCGTGGCAAGGCGAGGACCTGATGGCGACCGCAGGCCGCCTGCGCGACGCGATGCGTCGGCACAACGTCGAGGGCCGCTTCGTCGGCGTCGACGCGACGGGCATGGGCGCAGGCGTCGTCGACCGACTCCGCGAAGACGGCATCCGAGTGTCGCCTGTCGACTTCGGTGCGGCACCCGTCGGAGACTGGGGCACGCTGCTCGGACGTGACGCGATGTTCGCCAACCGCAAGGCCGAGTTGCACTGGGTCGTCCGCGGCCTCATCCGGCAGAAGTCGCTCCGAGTGCCCGTACAATGGAAGGCGATGTGGGCAGACCTCGCAGCGCCGACCTACGCCTTCGACGGCAAGGGTCGCATCACGATCGAATCGAAGGACGCTCTGCGCGAGCGTCTGAAGCGTTCGCCTGACCATGGCGACGCATTGGTGATCGCGTTCGGAGGCACTGGCACACGGAGGCCCCTGATCCAATGAACCTCTTCGAGCGCATCGCGACGGGCGTCCAAGTGGCGCTCGGTCGCAAGCAGTTGACGACGACCACGAAGGCGTACGACCCGTTCCTCGTGGTCACGAACCGCAGTCTGCAACAGGGCGACGCCGAGATCACATCACCCTATGCGCAGTCGCCGTGGGTGTACGCAGGCGTCCGAGCGATCGGCCGCTACGTCGCGTCGACTCCGTGCATCGTCAAGCGCGGCACCAAGCGCACGCGCGAAGGGCAGCCGGTTCCGACCGACGATCCGTGGCAGCGTCTGCTCGACAAGCCGTCGCCGCTCATGTCGTCGTATGCCTTCTTCGAGGCCATCTCGTCGTACCTCGACATCTACGGCGAGGCGTACGTCGCGGCCTACGGCGAGGGTGCGCGGCCGTACAAGTCCGGCGACATCCCGCGCGAGCTTCTCGTGCTTCCTGCCGGGCGCATGACCCCGCAGATCGACCCGAAGTCCGGGCTCGTGATGGGCTACAAGTTGTCGGCTGGCAACTCGTCGTCGTACGTGTTCACGGCCGAGCAGATCGGCTTCCTCCGCACGTTCAACCCGGACGAGCCGACCCGCGGTCTGTCGCCGTTGTCGTGCGTGCTCGTGGCCTTGGGCTTCGACGTGAAGGCGAACGCCTACAACGCGGCCCTGCTGTCGAACGGAGCCGACCCGGGCGGCGTTCTGTACTCCGATCAACCGTTGCCTTCGGAGGAAGTGGCCGCCCTGCGTGCGCAGTGGGAGGACCGTCACAAGGGCGCGATCCGAGCGTCCCGCGTCGCGATCCTCTCGGGCGGCCTGAAGTACGAGCGGTCGACCGTGACGCCGAAGGACATGGCGTTCGGCGACATGCTCGATCGGCACAAGGCCGAGGTGCTCGCCGCGCTCGGTGTCAACCCGTTCGACATCGGCGACACGCCTGAGTACAACCGAGCGGCCGCCCTCGCCGCTCGAGCGCAGACGTGGGAGCAGACGGTCATTCCCCGGCTGCACCACATCGAGGACGCCTTGTGGTCGTGGCTGTTCGAGCCGTACAGCCGGAATCAAACGCTCGACACCTACGTGGAGTTCGACCTTACGAAGGTGGAAGCGTTGCAGCCGAACATGACCGAGAAGGTGCAGCAGGCCAACGCGCTGGTCATGATGGGCTACACGCTCGACCAGGTGAACGAGCGGCTCGGGCTTGGGATGCCTGCGGCTCCGGTCGAGCCGGAAGTCCCACCTCCGCCTCCTCCCGCGGCCGAGCCTCCGCCTCCGGCACCCGTCGAGGCGTCCGCTCGCGTCGTGCGGGTCAAGGCCCCGAAGCGTCTCCCGCGCCAGGTGCAGTCTGTCAAGCGTCGCGTGACGCAGTTCGAGAAGTCGAAGGCGCAGGAGGTTCTCGACAGGCTCCGCGCGATCCCGCGCTTCCTCAACAAGGCGATCGGGGACCTTCCGGAACTGACGCCGATGGAACTCGACTACGTGCTCGGCACGCCTGCGCAGTGGACCGCAGACGCCAACGAGTACCTCCGCGGCGTGATGGACCCGGTCGCGACGTACGCTCTCAACTCCGCTCGTAACACGTTCGGCGGCTTTGAGGTGATCAGCGTCCGCGATCCGAAGTGGTACGCGAAGGCGGCCTCTCAGACGGCCTCGCTCGTGCAGGTGCAGTCGAAGCGGCGCGAAGCGTTCCGCAAGGTGATCACGCGCACGTTCCGAGAAGGTGGCGCGGGTTCCGTCGACGAACTGTCGAAGCGGCTCGACCAGGCGTTCGGCGACGAGATCCCCTCGTCGGCTGACACCGTCGCTCGAACCGAGTCGGCGATGCTGATCCAAGACATCAAGGACACGGCCGCGAAGGACGAGGGGTTCACGCACAAGACGTGGTCGACCGCAGGCGATCTGTCGGTCCGGGCCTCGCACGCGGCGATCGACGGCGAGACCGTTGAGATCAAGGCGAAGTTCTCCAACGGCCTCGAGTACCCGTCGCAGATGGGCGGTCCTCCGGAGGAGGTCATCAACTGCCGATGTGACGTCGTCTACAGGATTATGGACTGATGGCCATCGCCGACATCGTCGATTCGTCGACTACAATGAAGACCATGGACACGCGCACTCTCCGTCTCAAAGCATCGGTCTCCGCGAAGGCCGACGGCATCTACCGATTCATCGGATCGACCGCGGCGGTCGACCGCGTCGGCGAGGTCGTCGAGCAGAACTGGGACCTCGAGAACTACAAGCGGAATCCGGTCATCCTCTACGGTCACGACCAAGGCGGCCTGCCGATCGGCAAGGCCGTCAACGTCGCCGTGGAGAACGGTGCGCTGACGTTCGACGTGAAGTTCGTTCCGGCCGAGATCTACCCGTTCGCGGGAACGGTCGAGGCGATGTACCGCGACGGCTTCTTGAACGCTGTCTCGGTGGGCTTCATTCCGACCGACGTCGACGGCAACACGATCAAGAAGGCTGAACTCCTTGAACTATCGGCGGTCCCCGTACCCGCCAACCATGAAGCATTGATGCAGCGCGGCGCTCGCAAGATGCTTCCGGTGTTCAGGGCGTTCGACCACGGCGATCTCGTGAAGACCATTGCGAACCGTGCAGCGTTCGACGAGTTCTTCGGCGCGATCGTCGCGAAGGCGATGGAGGAGGAGGCACCTGTGGAAGAGTCGAAGAAGAGCCTGAACGAACTCATGATCCTCGTGCAGGAGGCGATGACCGACCTGCAGGAGGGCGACGTTGAATCCGTCGCCTCCGACCTGAACGCGATCGCGGCGATGATTCAGATCCTCATCGACGAAGAGACGCCGGACGCTCCTGGCGCCGGTGAAGGTACGCCGATGGGCGACCCGGGTGCAGGCTCGGAAGGTGCCTCGATGGATCAGAAGTCCGTCGAGGCCGTCATCAAGCAACTCGGTGCGCCGATGGCGCACTCGATCGAATCGGTCTTGGCGGATCCGGACGCAGTGTCCGCGATCCTCAAGGCCATTGGGACTCCGAAGTGAAGAGGGAGTTACACATGACTGATCACGTGAAGGCGATCGTGGACGGCGTCCGTCCGATGATCGAGGTGGTGGACGCGAAGGCGAAGGCCCTCGAGGCCCGTGTCGACGACTTGAGCGCGCAGGTCCGCGAACGCGCGACCGCGTCGAGCCTGCCGGGCGTCGAGCCGAAGAAGTTCTCGTTTGCGAAGGCGATCGGCGCCATCAAGACGGGCAACTGGTCGGCCGCCGGTTACGAGAAGGAAGTGTTCGACAACATGTCGGCCAAGGCGCTCCGCTTCGGCGACGGCGCGCAAGGCGGCTACCTCGTCCCGGACGAAGTCCGCAATGATCTGTTCGTCGGTGCGACCCGCGCGAACAACGTGCTCTTCCAGACGAACGTCCTCCGCGTGACGTCGTCGGGTGGCGCTCCGATTCGCATCCCGAAGATCTCGGCTGGCCACGCGGGCGGCTGGATCGGCGAGAACGGCTCGAACTCGGCCGCGGATCAGACCTACGCTGAGATCACCTTGTCGCCGAAGCGTGCGTTCGCGGCGACCCTCATGTCCAACACGCTCATCCGTCGCGACGCGGCCTCGGCCGAAGCGGTGGTTCGTGCTGACCTCGAGGCGGCGGTCTCCGAGCAACTCCTCAAGGGCTACCTGAACGGCGGCGGCACGAACGAGCCGAGCGGCCTCACGGCGCTCTCGGGCACGACGTCGGTGACGGGCTCTTCGTCTTCGGCTCTCGTCGTCATGCAGTCGCTCATCCGCGGCTTGCAGAAGATCGAAGAGAACCAGGGCGACATCGGCCAGTGCGTCTTCGTGATGCATCCTCGCGTGTGGTACTACCTGCTTTCGGCTTCTTACTCCGGCACGGGCACGGTGACCGCGGCGAGCGCTACGGCCACGCAGCAGTTGCCTGTCGGCTTTGCTTCGGCGGTGTTCGGCATCAACCAGGTCGGTCAGAAGACGATCATGGGTGTGCCGGTCTACCTCACGACTGCCATGACGATCACCAACAATGGTGGTGGCACGCAAGACACGTCGACGGTCCTCCTCTATCAGCCGTCGAACACGATCTTCGCTGAGTTCGGACCGATGGAACTGCTCGTCACGAACGCGGGTTCGACGCTCGGCTTGGCCGACCAGACCCTCGTGCGTGTCGTGCAGGAAGTCGACTTCAACGCTCGCATCGCGGCGCAAGTCGTCAAGATCACCGGCATGACCGCTGGCGACGAGTGATCAATGGATCTGACCACGACCACACGTGTCGGCACGCTTGTGAACCCGGGGGAGACCGCTCCCTCGGCGTTCACGACGCTGCTCGGTCAGATCATCACTGGCGTCTCCGAAGCGGCGGAGAGGTACTTGGGGCGGGAGGTCCAAACGACTTCCCGCACCGTGTACCTCGACGTCGAGGACGGGCAGCGGGTCTTCCGACTCGCTGCCTTCCCGGTGACCACGGTCACCTCCATCTCGTACGATCCGGAACAAGCGTTCGGTGCCGAGACCGCGCTGACCTCCGACGACTACTACAACCCCACGCTCGGAACAAACGGCGTGCTCAAGGTCAAGACGACCTTCTTCCCGCTCGGCGGGTTCGCTCCGTCTGCCCTGAAGGTGGTCTACACGGGTGGCATGGCCACGACGACCGCCAACTTTATCTCGGCGTATCCTGACGTCTCCTACGCCATCGACCTCCAGTGCGCGCACGTGTGGCACACTCGGAACTTCGTCGGCACGGTGTCGTCCTCAGGCGACGCAGGCTCGATCAGCCTGCAGGCCGTCGACTGGCTGCCGGAGGTCAAGGCCGTGCTCGACCGCTACAGGGTTCGGGCCATCTGATGTTCTTCGAGGTCGCGAACAGCGCGGAGGCGAAGCGGACCATGGAGCAGATCGCCAAGCGATCGTTCCCGGCCTTGCAGCGCGGCCTCAAGCAGATCTCCGGCGAGTTCCTCCTCCACATCAAGGAGACCCGCCTCAAGGGCCGCGGCGTCGTCTTCGACGGCGAGCAGGGCCTCATCCGTCGAACCGGCAACCTCACCCGTCAACTCAACGCGCAGACGGCGATCCGCGAGTCCGGCACGACGACCGACGATCTCCAAGTGCGGTTCGGCGTCTTCGACCAGAAGACGTTGCAGTACGCTCGCGTGCACGAACTCGGCACGGTCGGCAAGGGCGGCATGCTGCCCGACATTGTTCCGAAGCGTGCGAAGTTCCTGAAGGTTCCGGTCCGAAGCACTGGCACCGCAAAGCGTCCGACGGTGCGCGGCAAGGTAGTCAAGTTCATGTACCTGAAGAAGGTGGCGATCCCGCCCCGCTTCAAGTTCCACAAGTCGTGGGAGTGGTGGTACCCGAAGAACGTGCCGAAGATCCTTGAGGGCGTCGCCGCTCGGATCACGGGGCAGCAGCAGTGATCGCCACGATCACGCTGTCGAACTCGGGCACCGACCTCGCGGCCGGAACGACCGTCGACACCAACTCGCTGCCGTTCAACCATCGCGCGAAGTCCTTCGCCTTGCAGATGCGAGCCGACGGCTACGACATCCGGATCTACGGTCCGTCGGGCGCGGCGGCCGGGCTCGTCGCGATCGTCGGCACGCAGACGACGTCGTGCCGGGTGAAGTTCAACCTCACGGCCGACTTGCCGAACGGCGACACGCAAACGTACACGATGCACTACGGGAACCTCGGTTCCTACACGAACCCCTACACGGCGACGGCCTCCGGCGACGCGGCGCTCGGCATGGCTATCTCCTTCCCGGATCCCGTGCTTCCGTGCCCGTCGTTCCCGTTCGCGGAGACGTGGGTGGACGACGTCGACGTGCTGCTGTCGTCGCAGTCGCCGACGGTCCGCACCGCTCGGAGGAACGTCAACCGGCACAAGCGTTACTCGCTCACCTGGCGGTCGATCCCGCCCGAGACGGCCTACGAGATCCGAGCGTGGGTGTACGCTCGCGGCGGCGGCAACACGACGTTCACGGAGTCGACGGCGTCGTTCCTTGCGGCAGGCAAGTACCGCATGGTGCCGGGCACCCTACAGATCGAGCAGATGACCCGCGTGCAGTGGAACATCGGATTCGACGTCGAAGGAGTTGACCTCTAATGCCGACGAACGCCTACCGCGAGACGATCCTCGAGGCCGTGAAGACCAAATTGTCGGGCATCGTCACGGACACGACGAAGACGTGGTCGGCGACGGTGGCACCCAAGGTCACCCGCACCCGGCAGAACGCTCTGTCCGGCGCGTCGTACCCGCTCGTCTACCTTGCGGCGAAGGACGAGACCTACGAGCTCCGCAACACGACGTCGAACTTCCGGCAGTACGTCCGCACGATGCGGATCACGATCGAGTACTACATGGAGGGTTGGTCGATCGACACCTATGCGTCGTCGGCCGTGCACGACGTCGAGCGAGCCTTCGAGGATTGGACGCTCGGCGGCGTCGTCGACGACTGCTACCTAGAGTCGAATCGAGCCTTGCAGGCCGAGACCGACACCGTCCCGTTCGGCGGGGTCGAGTTCGTGTTGGTGGTAAGATATCGGACATTGAACAACAGCCCGTCCGCACGGGCCTAACACTCGGGGTACCACATGGCCACACCGCTTCCGCTTCTGTCTCGCTGCCGTCAACTCGCCTTCGAGGTTGAGTCGACGCGTGGCACGTACAACGATCCCGCCTTCAGTACCAAGTCGATCTTGGCCTACGACGTCACGCTGACGACGCAGTTCGGTCGGTTCAGCCGCGACGTTCAGCGCGGCACGCTGACGAAGTTGGCAGGCATCGTCGGCCAGCGCACGGTTCAACTCTCGTTCACCCTCGAGGCGTACCACGACGCGGCGGTCAACACGCCCGATCACTGGATGAACCTCTTCACCGCGTGCGGCATGAAGGCGACCGCAGCGAGCGGAACCTCCGGCGGATCCACCTACAAGTTCGAGGACGCAGTCTCCGACACGGCTCCGCTGTCGAATCAGACCCTGTCCTTCAAGTTGGCCATGGCCTCCCGCGGCGGCGCGGCAGGCTCGGCCTTCGGCGTGAAGATCAAGGGTGCCTCGGGCACCTTCACGGTCGAGGCCCGAGTCGGTGCTCCGATCCTGTTCAAGTTCACCTTCACGGGCGTCTTCCATTCCTTCGAGGATGTCACGCTCGCGGCTCCGACCATGCCGACGGTTGTGCCTGCCGTGTTCCACGGTGTCGGATTCGGATTCGCTCGTGCCGGGCAGTCGATCAACTCCGACCTGTGCCTGTCGCAGTTCACCTTCGACGCGGGTGTGTCTGTCGTGCCTCGCGAGTGCGTCAACGCCACCGAGGGCGTCGACTACTTCACGGTTGTCGACCGTCGTCCGGTCGGGTCGTTCGATCCGGATCTGCAGTTGATGGCCGACAGCACCGAGCACGACTACCACTCGTTCATGTCGTCGAACACGGACTGCAAGTTGGAGTGGTCGTTGGCCGACGTGATGTCGCTGACGATTCCTTCGCTGCGGATCACGTCGATCGCCGACGGCAACCGTAACGGCATTCAGACGGCATCGCTCGACTTCGAGGTAGTCAACGAGACCGCCGAGAGCGACGTCACGATCGCGTTCCTCTGATCTAAGGACGGCTCCCCATGCCCATCGCTCTCGACCCGCGCAGGGAGGTCAAGTATGTCCTCCGCTGCGACCGTGCACTTCCCCCCGAGAAGCAGACGACGTTCTCGATCCGGCCGCTCACCGTGCGTCAGGCGGCTGAGGTCAAGGACTCGCTGCTGATTCTCGACAAGGCGACGCAGGACCTGAAGCCTGCATCCGGCTCCCACGAACTGTCGATTCTCCGATGTGGACTCATCGGGTGCGACAACTTCCTCGACTCATCGGGTAAGGAGGTTCGGTTCACGATGAAGTCGGGCGTCGTGTCCGATGAGTTCCTCGACAGGCTCGCGTACGACTGGCGGACTGAACTTGCGAACGCCATCACCGACCTATCGACGGTGACCGAGGCCGCTCTGGGAAACTGATTCTCGGAGCGGCGACCGCTGCTCGTGCACTCGAGCAGGACTGCAAGACTTGCAAGCGCAGTCCTCAGGTGCGGCAGCGGTGGGGCTGTGACGTCGCCGCGCCGATCCCGTTCGCGTACCTCACGTGCGAGCGGTGCTTGGGCTACAACCCGTCCTGCACGCTCTGTAAGGGCGACGTCAAGGGACGAGCGCACTACGACTGTCCGAACCGGGTGCTCGAACCGGACACGCTGTTGGCTCTCTCGTGCCAGGCGATGTTCGAGTCGACGGGCGCGATGCCCGTGGCGGGTGGCATAATGGATCAATCGGATGCATGGCTCGTTGCCATGCGGACGATCGGCAGCGAACTCGGCAAGCATCGAGAGGCAGAGAGGCAGCGATGGCAGGAGGAGGCTCAACGCTCGAGATCGTCCTGAAGGTCAAGGACGAGGCGACCAAGGCCATCACCACGATCGGCAAGGAAGGTCTCACCTACTTCCAGAAGATCGCGAAGTACACGAAGGAGTCGATGTCCTCGATCGCGGACGTCGGCAAGATCGCCAAGGGCGTCTTCGAGGCGTTCGGCAAGGTGGTCGAGTACATCGGCAAGGGCCTCGAGATCCTGAAGAAGTACGCACCGGAGGCGCGAGAGTACCTAGCCGACATAGGCGAAGGCCAACGCGCGGCGATCACCAACATGCTCGAGTCGATCAACCGGCTGAAGGCCGCGCTCGAGGGCATCTTCGTTGAGGTGGTGGCGACGTTCGCTCCGAATGTTGCGGGATTCTTAGACAACATCACGCGGAACATCCAGTCGCGTCGCGAGGAGTTCATCAAGTTCTTCGCGGACATCGCCCAATACATTGGCGAGTTGTTCATGCGAATCGGCACCGCGCTCGCTGCGTTCTTCAAAGCAGTCGGCGAGAAGTTGGGGATTAGTTTTGACACGCCTGCTGTCGCCGCGCTGAAGAAGGAACTCGCCGAGTTGCAGGAGTTGCAGAAGAA